ACCGCCTTTTGTCTAGCATTTTTAAATACGCCGCGCAGGTTCTCGGTGCCGTGATTAGTTACCTCAGCCCTTTCGTTTTGTAGTCTGGCGAAATAGATGTCGCTAGGCTCAAGAACCTTAGGCGACTCTTTTATCTCTGGGGTAAGCTCGTAAACACGCAGGGCATTGCGGCTATTAGATACGGGGACCATGAAACGCTCAGAAACATCTGCTAATTCTGGGTCATCTTGATAGTAAGGAGTTTCACCTACTGCTTGCTGCAGGGCCATCCCTTCTGCTGTCGCACCTTCAGCACTTCCTAGATACCTAGCCCTTTGCGGCATGGACTGCACTTGATCTGTAGAAATAATTTGAGATTCTTCTATGAGAATTTCACCACTCAACTGTTCTGATATTCCGCTTATATCGCCGGGGCTTTGTTCTACTCGCTTTGCCAGTGAGTGCCCTGAACCAAGGTACAAACGCTTACCCTGATTGTCTTCTCTCACTTTCTTCCTCTTTTTCTTAGAGGATGCGTCTGTAGGTAAAAGGCTGGCTAATGCTGTCTCTAGTGCTTGAGGTAGTTTTACGTCATAGATGTTAACGAACCCACCACCAACGGGTATATCTATCGCGCCTGTAAGATTATCAGCTGATCTTCGGATGCTTTCTGAATCCATCAACTCAGCCTCAGACCTTTGGTACGGCGAAAGCTCGGTGTCTCCAGCGTTTAAACGTTCTTTTTGTATCTGAGATTTAGCTACCTTATCTTGAATAAAACTTACAAAATCTGTAGCAAAAAATTGTCCAGATAATTCATCTGGATTTTGAAGCTCATTGCGAACCAATTTAGAGACATCTTCTCCAAGCCAATCATCTAGGGAAGGGTTCCCCATCCTCGTCGTCCCTTCATTGCCAAGCTCTATGGTCGCTCTCTGGAAATTTCCTCTGACCATCTGGCCTTCATTATTTACTCCAACAACTGGGGTCGTGTAGGTGGCAAGCCAAGAGGAAGTAATGTCTGGGTTTGCAGCCACAAGCGCCTTCATAAAGGCCAACCTAAAACCATCTCCTGCACTAACGCTTACGGTATCTTGCAATGCTGCGTCTGCTGCTCGCATAGCGCCAGCCCTAAAGTCGTCCTTCACCTCCAGCATAGGCGAACGAAAAAACGCATTGATTGTATTTATGGCTTCTTGTTCTTCGACAGCCTGCAACTCATCAATGTAATCTTGATCAGAAAGCAATTCCTCTGAGACAACCTCTCCGGTTAATTTGCCTTGTTTCGCAAAAGATCCTGTATATGGGTCAGGTCCACTAGGAGCAAATATGTCTTGATCAATTAAGACTTCTAGCTCTTCACGCACTTGCTCTTCTGTGACCTTAAATATTTTGGCCTCACCATCTACGTTCGCAGACACTTCAGCCACTCTTGCTTGACCCGGCGGAAAACTAATAGATCGCATGTTAATGCCTACATCCGCGACCTGAGTCATTACCAAGCCATCAATAGCGGCTTTATACTCATTTCGATAACGCTCCACCTGCAATTCACTATTGCTCACAGCAATGTGGTCATATCCGCCATTAACAGCCATGCGAGTAATGTGTTGCATTGCAAAAGCAATCCGTTGATTTTCATCCTTCAAAGGCAAATCAGGTAGATACTCGCCGTACACCTCGTCTTTAAACTGACTGGTGTTTTCTCGCACTAGATTTTTTTGTTCCCGGTTTAAACGCTCAAAATTGTCGATTGGGATAAGACCTTCACCAAACAATTTTTGTACAGCAAGTTCTTTCATCATTGAGTCTGCTTGTTGATGAACGTCCGACTGTATTTCTTCAATCACTAAAACTGATTCGCCGTTTTCTAAAATGATGTCGGCAAGCCGAATGTGCATAATTGGATTGCGGACATCTGGAAAATGAGCGTGAAAGGCACCGCTTCCCGCAGCCATCGGAGCTGATATTATAATTACTCGATAGCCGAGATCTTGAGCAAGGTCGTATTCTCTTGTTCTATCTGCTGGTGGAGGGAGTCCCCTGCCGCCCATCGACGTATACTCAAAATAAAAGTTTTCGTCACTACCCACTGGCATATCGGCAGCATTTTCAAGAGCAGTAATACCAAAGTCTGTTGCAAAACCAACGACTTCCCCACTTCTGAAGCTAGGCTCTATTTTAACTCCACCAGCGTTACTGGCCTCAACAAGCGTAGTTCCAAATTGGATTTTATCGAAAGCAACATCTCTACGTTTAAACGACTCTTGTAGCGCGTCTATGAGTTTTTGTTTTTTTTGGAAAAACACTGGCTGAGTCGAGTCGCGCGTTTTAATCTCGTCTGCATAATCTCTTAGCGCATCAGTTACATCTGGGGGGAAAGCAGGATTTATGTTTTTCTTGTTGGGCACCTCACTACGAGTGCGATCAGATATCTGCATATTGCGTACGACATCTATGCCATAGCCTGTTCGCAAAGATTTCATGGCGTTGTTGGCAATCGAAACATACGCTTGGTCATTTCGATCTTGCTGTAAAGCAGCACGATACTTAATCTCAGAATCTTGATTACTTTCTGGCGTTAGTGATGAGCCATAAACTTGGACCTCAACTAATTGCTCTATGTCATTAAAGTAATCCAGAAGCTCCTGTCCACTAACCGATTTATCAGGCGGTAAGCTATTTAAAAATGACTCGATGTTAGAGTCATTCCATTCTTCTATTTTAACGCCCGACAAAGCTCCCTGAACGGACCTTCCCTTTACCCTTCCCCATGCTTCAGGCAGCTTCTTTTGTCCTGCCATAGACTCTAGCTTAGTCTTCATAGCGGACTTGAAGTCTGGCCTGATGGGTAATCCAGTAACTGGAGAGGATGAGCTTGAAGCCACCGGACCCTGCTTAATAACAAACAAAGGTGTCGTTGCGCTCAGACCCGCTGGGTCTTCTTTAAGCATTGCCTCTCTTATACGCTGAGTAGCCTGTGGGTCTGCTGTCCTGCGCCCTGTTCTACCTTGGCGTATCTGCTCAAAGACTTGCTCGACTTCCATCGGCACAAATTCGCCAGTGAAATTAGATTTGAGCTGTTTAAACAACCTAGCAATCTTGGCGAAGATTCGTCGCAGTGCCGGGTTGAATTCTTTTGGCACCTTGCCATCTACATCCAGTCCTCGGTTGTAAAGCGCAGAGCCGTAAGCAATCAACTCGTTAAAGTTTTGAAACTCGTTCCCCGACATAGCGTCGTTATAACGATCTTGCCCTAAGTGATCGCGTACAATCTGCTCAAGCCTTGGCCTATTGGCGATCAAGGACTTTATTTCTGCGTCTGTCAGGAAGCCATTGTTGAACAAGAAGTGCGTAGCTTCATGGTAAGACCTGTTTTCTGGGTCAATCAAACCATCTGGCGCTACAGAAACACCAACGATGTTCCCCATCTGAAGACCAAGAGCCTGTTCGTAGTTAACCTCGTTGCCGTTGACGATGTATTGTACGTCCCCATCTCTGTCAACAACCTGACCGTACAACTGACTGGCAATAACAAGATCAGATGTCGGGGCAACGTCGCTTACAATCTTCTTGATTCGGCGGACTGTATTGAAATCAATCGGTGGGCCGTCTCTTTGGACCAGCATCCCCGGAACGCCCGGAGCAGTCTGGGTGCCAGCAACAGGAGCCAATGGACCCGGAGACACTTGTTCTGAGTCTTGTGGCGCACGAGAAAAGTCCGGCTGGCCTGTTTCAGTATTGATTAAATCTATAAAGGCTGGATCGTTTTCAATATTGTCTAGCGCGTCTTCATGGCTTTGGCCCTCGCCACGCAGACGCTCATACGCTTCTCTGCCTATCTTTGGAGCTTTCTTGTTGCCGGGAAGCAGTGTGCTTATTACATTGCGGTAGTCACTCTTTTCTTCGTCAGTGAAAACTACTTTCTCTGCCCTAGATAAAGTGGGCTTTACGGGCTTTGGCGTAGGCTCTTTTCTGATTGCTGCCAATTCAGCTTGCATACGCTTGTATCGTGGCGATTCCGCGCCCTTCCCGAAAGCTGATTCATCCTGCCTGAGAATAGCGTCTTGAATGGCTGGGTCAGTCAGATCAGCATCTTTATATTTTTTAAAACTTGGGATACGACGATAGTTGTCGCCGTATGCTTTCTTGAACAGCTTTTCGTTTTCTGTCTCAGCGACATCTGGCGCTGGCTGCGTGAAAGCTCGTTTAGGCGCAGCAGGTTCGGTCTCAGCCGCTGGCTTTTCATAGCGGTCTAATATTGACTGTACGTCTGGAGAAGAAAGATCAACGTCAGGCAATACCTGCTCTTGCACCTCGAAACTTGATCGTTTCGCTTCTCTCGCCATTTCTCCTAGATACTTAACATCTTCTCGTACAGCCATTCCCAGCCTACGGATGTCTGCATCTTCCAAGTCCGGCGCTTTTTGCTGCAAAAACGACCTAAGCTCACCCATGACCTGTTCATCGGCTTTAGACTTGCTCTTAGGGTTGCCTACTATGTACAGGGCTTTATCAAGCAAAGACTCAAATACAGGTGTCACGCTCCTGTAGCGTGGCTTAGAGTCATCAACGACCTTAGACTCAAACCTCGATGGTGCTGGTGCTTCTTCCTCTACAACAACTTCAGGCTCTGGGGCTACCTGTACAGCAGCATCCTCAACAGTTTCTGCGATCTCTTCTGCAGCGACTTGAGCTTGCTGCTCTGGCGTGGGCACAACTACTGTATCTTGCTGTGCAGCAACTAATTCTTGCGCTCTTCTTTCAACCTCTGCATCTGTTGCAGCTTGCTGCTCTCTTTCTTTCTGAGCTTCTTTCTCTGCTTTCTTGCGCCCTTTATGTCCTCGTGCTTTCTCAAATAAAGCAACGACTTGATCTTGGCTAAGAGAACCAAACTCTGCATCAGGGCTTGCGCCAACTTCTTCGTAATAAGTTGCCTTGTCCTTCTTGGAGACACCCTTCATTGCTTTTTTGAGGGCAGCTTCTCCAACTATTTCTTCAGATACCTCGCCGCCAACTGTTCGGCCTAGAACAGTATCCTCCAAGGTTGGGCTTACCATGTCGTTTAAACGATCACTTAAAGTGTCACCAAATTCTCCGCTATCAATTTCTACAGCAGTCTGTGCTTTACCTTGTTGGTCTGCCGCCTTTTCGGTAAGTGATGCGTTGAAGTCTGGGTCACGACGGTTAATTTCCTTGGTAAGCGCAAGAAGCCGATACCTTCTATCTGGAGCCGCCCTACTAACAAGCTGTTGATCGTCTGTCTTCGATGCCTCAATTGCATCGTTTAAACTCGTGGTTCCCGCTTCAACTTCGGCGCGTAACGCATCAGGCAAGGCTTCTTTGTTTCTCAGATCTACAAGATCAGGTAAAGGAATTGAGCCAATCTCTTTGCCATCTACCTTAAATCGTGGCGTGAGCAAGTCATCATCAGAAGCAAAAGAAAAACCCGTGTTTGGGTCTGGCATCTGACTGCGAGGCAGACTTACTATTTCGCCATCTACAGTTAGCTCAACAGTGTTTTCGTCAAATCGTATAACTTGACCCTTTTGCTGCTTGCCTTCGTTGTCATAAAAAGCAACGTCTTGCTCGGTCTGCTGGGCGGCGGATAGCTCTTCTTCAGTCAGAGGAGTTAGCGCCTCTGTTTTCCGATACTCCTCGTCCAAAGCCTTGTCTGTCTTTGGCAACCGAAACTTCTTGCCTAGTAACGCATCAATAATAGAGCCAGCGCCAGCACCATACCCAAAGTCAGATAAAGCGGAATCACCTATGGGCTGATCTGGGTTATAGTTACCTTGCGCTGCAAGCTCTTGCAAGATTCCTGCAACGGCTTCTTGCGCTCCTTCAGCACCAGCAACAGAAATGTTTTGCGCGGCTCTAACAGCTATCGAGTTAATAGTGTTTTTGCCTAATGACTTGGGTATGCCTCGCAGCAAAATTTCTAACGGCAACAATTCCGTAAGACCAATAGCCAAACCAAACTGCGTTGATAGGTTACGTTGTGCGTTAGTTACCTCATTACCAGCATCTGCATACGCCTCTAGCATTTGATTAGCAGTGCCAGCACCCAAGCCCGATGCCACCGGTACTGTCAAAGCACGTAAACCTATTGCATAATTGTTAAGTCTTTTTGCAAGTTCTTTTTTTGCTGCGCCCTGCGCTGCGGCTGATGCTGCACGAGCATAAAGTACAGAAGACCCAAGGCCCGGTACTAAAAGAGTAGCCATGCTTCCTAGCGCCTCAGCTAGTTTTCCTACCATGCCCTCTTCATATCCAACGTACTCTCTAGCTTCGTTTAAACTCTCAAGAAATTCGCTAGTTTCTGGATCTATTGCGTCCTCATAACCTAACTCATTTGTCACCATGTCTGCTGTAGCAAACAAACCCTGCCCCAATGTAAGGGTGCTTTGAGCAACGCCACGGCCTAAGCCGCGACCTACTTGCATAAAGTAGTTTTGACTCTCTTCGGATACTTGCTGGACAGGTGGTAAAAATGCTCTGTCTGCTGCACCAAAAATGTTTAAACGCTGTGAACCATCAGGAGCTTTGAGACTGGCACTTCTTTTCTTTGCAGCTTCTACTGCAGTATCTGCGTTTTCAAAGTAAGGTAACAGCTCACCAGTAACAAAGTCCCTAACACCATCATCAGATCTATTTTCTTGTATTAAAGCCTCAACACGGTCAGTAGATAGCTCATTACCACTTGCATCAATGGTTGGATAATTAACCCACTTACCGTCGGGCAACTGATACGTGCCTGTTTTTTCTGAGTAAAAGTTACCCTTATTATCTTTGTAAATGGTACGACCAGAAGATGATTGACCATATGAGGTCCGGGCAGGTTGGGCTAATGGCTGTGGTGCCGAAAAGCCAGACGCAAAACTACCCTGTTGAGGTTGACCATATTCAATTGGCTTTGCCGCAAACTGTACCGGGGGTACAGTTATTGGCCGATCAAATTGTGTAGCGGGGCGCGGGGTGCCCGGAGGCTGGAGCCTCGATATTAAAGCCTGTATAAACTCTTCTTGTGTTGGCATTACTGTGTTGGAGAAACATTCTCAGTAAACATTTTTGAATCTAAATGAGGGTACACTTTTAAATACCTTTCAAGAGATGATTCAAATCTGTCAGTACCCTGAGATCCAAACACGTCACTAAGATAACCTGCATGGTGGTCAAGTGCAGCTTCAAGTCCAACCAACTGATCCTCTCGATATCTTTGTCTCAACCTAGCGGCAATAATTGCCTCTTGCTCATTGACCGACTTTTGTTTATCGGTTGCTGTTAATTTGTCAGCTTCTGCTCTCATGTCTTTAATAAGCTGTTTAACTGCTTTATTTTCAAGTCTTTGCGCTGCAGGAACTTGCCGTACAGCAAAACCGTCTACAGCAAGTTGCATGTCAAGTTGCTCATTTTGTTTAGCATCAAACTTGTATTCTATATTTCTAAACTGGCTAGTTTGATCGTTCCATTCTTTCAAAGCATCTGCTAATGCTTGTCTATAGTTTTGGTTAAACTCAATATTATTTTTGTTTATCTCTAATTGGTCTTTATTATAATTTTTAGCAAACTCTAATGTTTTTAGATAATTTTGATTCTGTGCTTGCTTTCGAGTTTGCTCAAATTCTTCAGCTCGCCTAATTTCTGACAGCGCCCTTTCTTGTCTTGCAAATGCAGTATTTGCTTTCTCTCTTTCGCGCTGATAGGTCTGAAGCGCATGTTGATACAATTCTTTTTGCTCCTGTCCAGTCATCTTGCTCATAACGTCAGTAGCACCAGCAAAACCTCTTGATAGAGCGGTCAGAAAATCAGGGCTTCCAGTACCAGCGGCATTAAAAAACGCTGTTGCCATACCCAACTGGGTCTGTTTTTTGATGCGATCTTTGATGTTTTCCCTTGTAGGCAATTCTCGTTCTAGGTCTTTTAGATTTTGGGTAGCATCATTTATCTGCTGCTCATAGTTTCTTTCTCTGCTAATTAAATCCTCTAGCATGTCAGCAGTTGCTTTGGTTCTTCGCGTTTCCGTAACACTGCTAGAGCTACCGGGTAGCATCCTTGCTATTTGTTCTCCACCAATAAGACTAGTGCGTTGATCGCCCTGCAATAGTTCCGGCCCTGTAAACAGTAAACGAGACTGCTCCATACCGGTCAAAGGTCTTGTTCCTTTATCGACCCGTACGTTGGTAGCGTTTGTTTGATTACGTTGATTATCATCCGAAACGGGTACAACACGCCTCGTAGTTTGTCGTTGATCAGATGGAGTATCGCTATTTACTTGTGTAGTGCTGCTTGCAGATGCGTAAGGTGTAAATCCAGATGGGAGCATTGACACCGTTTGTCCTGCAGGAATAAGCGCCGAAACTTGGGGGCCACCAGTTACCGGCCTAACTTGTTGAAGTGTTGCTCGGGGAAACTGTGAAAGCAAATCACGTTCTTGCGCTGATCGAAGTTCCTCTATTTTTCTTAACCGCGCTCTTTCTATTGCTGATTGACGGTCTGGGGACGAAGCACTTCCGGGCGTAGGCGAACCATATGCAGAGGCGACATTTGATGGCCCCGGCAATGCTTCACGCGAAATATCTATATCTTCAGATGTTGGCCCAAAACTAAGAAGATTTGAGATGCTTGAAGGCAGATAATCTTTAGCTCTTTTTGCAAGATCTCTTGGAGTATTTGATCCCAAGGCTTTAGCATAAGCAGAAAGAACGTCTCGCTCTCCATATAACCTATCTGCCTCACGAGCTGCAGCGTCTACTTGAGGTGCAAAGTCAGGATTAACACTCGCCCTATTTTCTTCTATTAGACGCTGAAGCGAATCTATTCTTTCCGGACTAAAATCAAAGGATGGATCTACATAAACACCCTCAAGATCACGAGGATTGTATCCAAGCTGATCAATAAGAAATTGATCGAAATTACCTATGGTCCCGTTAGAGCCACTTTGAAATCTACGAATTAACCCACCGACATTCATAGCGGGTATACCAAGCTGCTGTGCCAACTGATTAACATCAGGAGCCATCTGAGGCGGCATAGGCTGTTGCATGTCCTGTGGCATGGCTTGAGGCATCACGGCCTGTGGGGGCATCTGAGAAGGCATGGGCTGTTGCATCTGCGGTGGCATTACCGCCCCCATAGGGGGAGCTGGCTGTCGCATTGCCATGTTAATGAGCTGTTGCACCACGGGCGGTTGTGCTTGAGACTGCATTGCTTGTGCTTCTTGGCGCAAGTCGTTCCGAGCTTTCATTTCGCTCGCAGCAATAACACTCTCAATACCAGAGTCAGCGGCTGCAATTTGCGCTAACGTTTGATCAGGGAGATCTTCTGTGCGCTGTGCAATTCTAAGTAAGTCTTCCATTGCCATGTTTAAACGACCTATCCTGCCATTGACCTAGCGCCCAGCAAGAAGTTTGCTAGTTGACCGTATGTGTTTGGACCCGGCGCTGATGTTGTTGTCTGCGTTGGTGCGTACTGAGGCACGTTGAATCCGCGCAACAAGCCACTGAAGTATTCAAGTTGCCTCATCGGATAATCTCTTTGAGCAATAAAGTCAGCATACTGCTGATCCAATATTGCTTGCTCATCACGACGCAAGTCAGCACCAAGCGCATTAAGCGCCCCTAGCCTTGTCAAATCTAAACTCTGCTCTAGGCGATCTGCTTCCATTGCACTAATAGCTGCCTTATCACCTCTAGCAAGAGCATCAGCGTATGCCCTCTGATTTGCCATTTGTCCTGTCAGGTCTTGTTGCCCTGCGGCTCTTAACGCTGCGTCCCTAGCAATCTGGGCTTGTAACGTCTGTGCACCACCAGCTCTCAGGGCAGCATCTCTAGCTATCTGAGCTTGTAACGTCTGGGCACCACCAGCACGTAATGCCTGATCCCTCATTTGTTGAGCTTGTAACGTCTGAGATGCTTGAATCTGTCTTGCTCGTTCTTGCGCTTGCTGTGCTTGCAATGATTGTGCGCCAAATGCTCGCGCTGCTTGATCTGCCATCTGCTGTGCTTGCAAGGCTTGCATACCACCCGCCCTACGGGCTGCGTCAGTAGCTATCTGCGCTTGCAAATCCATTGCCCCTGCCTGTCTTGCAGAAGCATCTGTCAGTTGCTGCGTTCGCAAAGCTCTATCAAGATCTGACCCAGCTAATGCTGCAGCCCTATCAAACCCTGCAGCTAACTGTTGTGCTTCAAGATCCATTTGCCTTGTTGAAAAGTCGTCTTCCGCTTGCAACTGGCCCAACAATCCTCTGCTTCCAAATGCGCTGGCACCGCCTTGCGCTTGAAGTCTTAACTGTCGATCTGCTTGAGCTTGATCAAATTGTTTTTGCGATCTTTCTCTAGCTCTGTCCAGAACCATTTCTGTATAGGGGTTTTGAAACCTTTCTATATTGGCCGCAAGGTCTCCGGTCTCAAATGTAGTCGGACCATACCCAGATGTTATATCTGCGCCTTGATAACCACTCCCAAAGTTTTGCTGTGTAGGGTCATAGGCAGTTTCTATATCTCCAGCCCTATACCCACCACCAAATTTGCCCCGCCCTGTATAACCTGAACCAAATCGGCCTCGCCCTGTATAACCTGAGCCGAATGGCCCCGTGCCTGTGTAGCCAGTCCCAACACTTTGATAGTCTGGGCCTCCAGCCATAACACCTTGAAAATAATCTCTTCCGCCTTGAACCCCCTCTAGGTTCCTAGTACCAACGGCAGTAAGCCCCTGAAAGGCCATCTGTTGTTCTGGGGTATACCCGGCCATTCTCTGGCCTTCATAGGGAATATATGGCTGATCAAGAAGAGCCTCTCCCATCTGCAATGACTTTTGCAGATAAGGATAAAACTCTTTTGGTATATCAGTTTGTGTAACGGTAGTTTCAACATTTTGATTACCACCACCGCCGCCACCGCCGCCGCCACTACCCATTTGCAGCCTCCTTCAGAAGAACGTCTTTAGGTTCTAAAGAAATATTTATTTCATCAGCATCCACCAACGGCTCTACTTCTTGCTGTTTAAACGCTTTTGTCATAACAACAAATTCCTTTTCAAAGCCGACTTCGCGCCATCTTTTTTCTAAGCCCGGAGCTGTAGAAGTTTCCATGCCATCAAAGCCCAGCTTTTCTCCAAGCTCTTCAACAACCTCTAGGGCTTGATTCGCCCATTCATTTAACCGAACACCACTTAACGTGTTCAGGTCCAAGTATGTCTTTCGTGGGTACTTATTAACGCCGCAAATAAAAAACCCGACAGTGTTGCCTTCTTCCCTAACCACCCACAAGAAATACGGCAGCTCGATAACTTGGTTAAAAATGTCAGCCGTCAAGTATCTTCCGAAACTTCGTTTTTTTAAATTATCTGCGAAGTGTTCTATCTCCGGCCAGACCTCCAGAACGTTATCTTTCTGGATCATTTCAATTTCAAATGACACGTTTAAACAACCTTTTGGGGTGTTCTTAGATAGGACATTATTTCTTCTGGTGTTTCTTCTAGCTCTGCAGGTTGCTCTGTTGTCTGCGTTTTCTGCATACGAATATTGTTTACCATCTCGTCAAGTAACTCGCCGCCCATTGTTGTGCTGCCATCCCCTATATGAGAAACAACATCTGCCGGGATTACATACTCATCCCTTGACAACAAGACAGGCTCTACCCCATCCACAACAGCAGGAACAACATCGTCCATTCCACCGCCTATGCCGGGAACAAGCCCTTCAAAGACAGAGGAATCAACTGTCATAGGACCACCCTGATCGAATCTGCTTAGTATTCCACCAAATGGTTTATCCATTGCGTCTGATGGCCTAACAGTCCCACTATCCCTGATACGTCCAACATCGTTATCGTTCATAATTTATCCGTAAGGATTATATGTAGCGCCCGGCGTAAATTGTTGACTGCCAAAAGGCCCAGCATTAGCAGAAGCTCCATAACCACCCGGATTAAACCCTGCCGTAGCTACTGGTCTGAATCCGGGTGAACCCATCAGTTGTTCACGACCCGTTACAGCTACAGGACGATAACCGCTTGCGTTGACATTGGTTCCGGCAGGTACTCCTGTATTTACAGGAACACCCGGATTAAACGGTGTTGTATAGCCAATGGGAGCATTCTCTACATAAGGATTAACGGGTGTTGTATTTACTGCAGTAATTGAATCTACAATTGCAGTCTGCTCTGGAGTCAAACCACCAGTCATATCAAAGTTTTGAAAAGGATTGTCTGCGGCAACACCGAAACCTGACGTGTTCACGTTTGGAAAAAACGTGCCATCGTTAGCAGTAAATACTGAGGTTTCAACCGGAACAGGGTCTACAACGTTTGCCGATGAAGTTGTGGCAGTAGGGGGTATATATCCTCCTGATGTTGTCATCGGATCAGTACCTGAAGTTGTAGAACCACGGCCTCCGCTGGGATCATAATCACCATAAGTAGCACCAGTACCATAGGTGTCACTAAATGGATCAGGGTCTACAACACTATCAGCGGCAGGTAATGAATAATCTTCTACTGGTAAAGTAGGATCAAATGTCCCCAAGTCTACGCTGATATTTGCATTTGGATCTTGTTGCTGTTGGTACTGCGCTACCACAACTTCCGGTGGCAAGTTGTTTGCAGCAGCTTCCTCTAAAATTGCCGCGCCAAATTCGCTTGCATCATCTGGAATGACAGCAGTATTAACTACTGGCGTTTCACCCGGAGTATCACCCGGATAATAACCAGTTGGCCCCGTCTCATCTGTGTATATCAATCCGGCTTGATAATTACTGCCGGGATTATCTGGACCAGATTGAGAGCCGCCCTCCGTGCCTCCTGTATAATCTTCCTGTACAGATTCCTGCACAGATTCTTGCACAGATTCCTGTACAGGATTTTGTGCCGCAATTTCCGCTGCTGTCATCGGACGATACTGTGTTACCTGCCTTGTAGGATCTCCAAGTAACCGCCGATTGTAATCAGTAAAAGCAACGTCACTTGCGCCACGAATGTTGCCCATCGAGGTTCTTGGCATCATCATTTGACGGGGCGTATAAATTTGTTGAGTTACTGTTTCTGCAACTGAATTTGCCGGGATCGCCCCAAATGGATTCTGCATATATGATGGCAGGTCCATGCTGGCAGGGTTATAAGTGAATCCTTCCCCTGCATTAGCTGCATCATCAAGGGAGCTATCATTATAACGGTCGGCGTATATTGAAAAACGGTCGGTTCTTTCTTCTACTTCACCGCCTTCTTGGAATTTACGAATACCCTGATTGATGCTACCACCACCAGAAAACGCAACCGGAGCATCTAGCGAATAACTAAACGGATCAAAGTACGTAAACTCTGACGTACCGGAGCCGGTGCCGCCCATAGGGAATCTTTGGTTACGTGGATTTGGTCTTGCCCTACGGTAGAACTCATCGTCATCATCATCTAAACCAGCACCCATAGGCTGGTTCATTAAATTGTATTGTTCTGCTATTCCCGAACCAGTAAGACCAGCAATGCTTCCTTGTAATACCGACTCTTCAGTCGTGCCTTGAATTATCCTATCCATAAAACTAGGGCCGGGAGGAGGAGGCGTTGTTACCGTTGCCATAGCGGAAAGATCACGACTCAATGGCTCTGAAGGATTAAAGGTTATTGCGCTATTTATCGCTTCTTCAGCCAAGTTGACAGGGGTGCCGCCAAAAGCACCAGCACCACCAGCAGCAGCGTCAGTACCAAAATTTATAGAGCTAGTTATTGCCTCTTCAACTATGTCGGAACCACCAGCACCAGCAGTGCCAGCAGTGCCAGCAGTGCCAGTGCCAGTAGCAACATCTTTTGCCGCACCTAAGCCTTCAAATAACTTTCCTGCCGCCATTCCTGTTAGGCCGCTAATAACTCCCGCCTTCAGTCCTTCTTTTAAGCTACCAGTTTCTATAGTCGCGCCTAAGCCTGAGCCAATAGCTCCAGCAGCCAAACCGCCAATACCACCCAGCATACCGGCACCACCAAGAGAACTACCTACTAACCCCAGCAACAAAGGTAAAAACGCCTCCGGCTGTCCTGTATCGGGGTTGATGGTTAATTGCCCACCCGGAGTCATCTTGCGAAGAACGTCTACCTCAGTAGGGTTCATGTGAACCAGCATGGTATCGCCATAACGCCCTTTGCGAGCGAGCATATCCGCTTGATTCTTTAAGGGTGCTGGCTGTCGAAACTTAGTATTCATACTATGCTCTTTGCGTTTAAACGCTATGTTATCTCAAGTAACGAAACAATTATATCAAAGTAATCCGCCGTCCCAGCGGTCATTCTGATCTTATCTTTTGATTCTAAAACAATGACTTCGCCATTTTTAAGGTAGCCATTTCTGGTAACTGCAGCTATCGAGCCTGTATCAAATTCAAACAGGGCGCTCTCACTATCGTCATACACATGCACAATCAATGTGGCAGCATTTGAAGCATTGGTGTTGAGGGCACTTATGGTCTTTACGATAGCTGTAGAGCCTTGAGGGCACTCGTATATATCGGTAATTGACGTACTCGATAACGTCTTTATAGCGTTTTGATATATAGAAGGCATTACGACATAAACCAATTCATGTTGTTTGCCTCGTCCGCAACCTCATTTTTTGAGGGAATCAAACCAAACGCTATGTTGATCTGCGTTATCAGCCTCTGGAAGTAAGCCTCTGAATACCCCTCTGGCGGTATTTCTAAAGGCACTCTGAATTCTGCTCCACTAGATGTTTTGCTCATCTGCGACCATCCTGCCTAACATCAAGTCTTACATCGCCTAAGCGCCACCCATTATCTAGGTCAGTGCTTTCTATTCTTACTCGCATTTGCCTTGCTCTAGCTCGCACATTTGCCATAGAAAAATCAGTATTATTATTTATATCCACACTAGACTGGCTTACTAATGTCCCATCAGTATTGTTTCTGGACTTTAATGTATAAGTAATTGACGGCGATGTACTAGAGCCTACAAATGATAAATCAGGCAACAACCGTCGGATGAATGCAAAGTTATCTCCATCACCTATGTCAAAGTCTGCCGTCTCAATAAAGGCAGTTAAAGGAGAACCATCTGCATTAAATCCAACCTCATGCTCATAAACATACCCAGCACCATTACTCGTCTGCACTGCTATAGGCAAATCTGCTGAAGCACCTGCATCATCCCAAACATCTCTTGAAAGCTCTGAAACGCTCCACGCTTGTTCTACATAGTTGTAAACGACCATCCTGTCACAAGAATTAGATCCGCTAGATGGGTAAAACCAACCAACTTCATTATGGGCAGTATTTGAAAACGCGGTAACTTGCTGTCCCTGTACTTCGTTTAAATCATCAAACACAAAAGCTCTTACAGTACATGGGAGGGCTTGAGCTACCCCGGTGTAAACATAAAAGTTTCTTCTATCCATAAAAAAGATAACGTTATTTGCTACTGCTGCAGCATTAGGTCCAATCAACCCAACACCATCCGTGATCATATTTGCTGTAAATACAAAAGGAGCGCCAACAAAACGCAAACTATACAAAGCAGCATCTGTCCAAACTGCTATTTCTTGTCTGCCACGTAATGCTCCAACTATTGTAGAACCCACAGACAACCTTAAATCACCAGCCGTATTTGTTGTCCTTGGCCTCCAATCCAAAACGTTTTCTTGGTCGCACCACCTGATCTGCATCAAATCAATATTTGAGCTACCGAAAGGATTGCACCCTATAGCCAACACATGCCTATCTTGAGTTGATACAACTATCTGCAATGACTCTGAAGGTGGATCAGCAGCACCAGATATTGTTGATAGTTCAGCAGCACGAGTTGTTGGAGAAGTTGCATCCCAAAAATAAATACCGCCCAAACGTGGATTTAAAACTAAATCCTCACCAAAGTTATCTAATGACCATAAACGCAAGGTATTTGTAACAGTAGAGCCAGCACCAGTGCCCCATGTACCATCACCCCAATCACCAGATCCCCAGCCTCCACCGGGTACAGCTATATCTTGCCCTACGCTAATCTGATACGCGCCAACAACACTGCTACCACCATTACCCGTATCCGAAGCATTAGCGGTGACTGTGTTACCAGACGTATCTTTTGCAGTAATAGTAAAAGTGCTAGTGCTAGGAACAGAAACTATTTCATATTCTTGGTTCAATACAGCAGCAGTAATAAGACCACCAAGAGATGCAGCACCGCTAAACGTTACAAAATCATTCTTAAAAGCATTATGAGCCACATCCGTAACAGTAATTGTAGAGCTTCCATTTGTTGCCGAAAAAGTAACATCTCCAGCACTTGTCGTAGATCTAATAGGAGTTACATCAACAAACGAACTACCTTGAATAATGTATGTCTTTTTTGTGGTGCCTAGCCCAATATACTTAAAACCATTTAAAGCAACCCATTGCTTTATCTTCCTGCAAACACCAATAAAAGATGATTGATACTTCTTTGTCCAACCTCCCATCTTTTCAGGGAATCCAGCTCTAAACCTAATAAAATTGCCGTCAAAGAAACGACCCTCATTGTTATAAGCCGTGCCTTCTTTATAGATCCCTGCCTTAAAATTAAATCTTTGTAAGCCCATAACGTTTAAACGCTCTATTTGCCTAAGCTATTTGATCTATTAGACCACGCTTGAGCGCCAAAAAATGCCGCTAAAATACCTGCCACCGAAACAAAATACACAGAAGCCATGTCGCCCAATATGCTTGCCGCTTGATCTAACCCAATCCATGAAGAACAAACTACCAAGCTAGGATAAAGCAACATTCCCCACAGACTAAACCATGCCATTGTCTTCTGAGCATTAGCTCGCTCAAACTGAAGGCGCAAGCTCTGAAGTTCTTTGCTCGTCTCAAGCTCATCATCAGTCACCACGCCATCGCCATCAGCATCGTAGTCAGCGTAATCAGAATTAGGTTCTAGTTTTTTTGCATTCATAATTTTATGTAGACGTAAATTACGGCCATCACTAAACACCATGTGACAAAAGCAATAAAAGTATAAAGCGCAAACTCTTTGAGTTGTTTCCTACGTTTTGCTTTTGCAACTTTTAGTTCACGAACCGCACGTTCGTGAGCAACCTTGCTGTCTTCAATCCTTTTAATAATCTCGTTGTATTGGTGCGCTTGCCCCGACATTAACATCGCGTCTTTCAACTGCTGATGAAATGTCTCTGCTTGCCTCTTGGCAATTTGCACTTGCATCGATTCCTTTACGGATAAAACACCTGCTTTGCTTTTTTCTACCTCTTGGATCTTCTGTTGGACATCATCATACTGCCCCAACAAATTAGCCAAACTACCCGCATTTGCCCCTGATTCTCGGATCGTTGCAAGGGTTTCATTCAACGATTTCAGCGTTGTCAGTACACCCGTAACAACTGCAATTGACTCTCCAAACCCGAACATAATTACTTCCAGATCAGGGGCGTGTCAGTCGTAACCTTTCGAGGCTCACACCACGCAGTGAT